CTACCATACCCCGCTTTTTGAGGTCAGCTATGAGGCCGACAGCGTATTCCGCAACGGCTATGAAGACTGTCCAAATTTGGACTGAAAGGAAGCACATGGACATTTTGAAGGAATACCCCCTAATTGATGAACACGGCAAAAGATACCGCGAGTTTGGGCGCGGATGCCGTGAGTATGCGCCGACCCTTGTAACCTCTGCGGGTGAAGTGCCGATGGGAACAGTAATTTATAAGAAGATGCAGGAAGAGCCACCCGCACAAAAGAAAGATTGCCCATTTCAGAGCGGTCTATACCCGCAATGCAAAGAGGACGATTGTGCTTTTTTCAAAGGCGGCAAGTGCAAGCCGGGAACGGCAACAGCGGGCAAGCGCTGCCCTCTCCCTGCTCATTTGACTTGCGGCAATACCTGCACCATGTATAAGAATAGGCGCTGCGGCCTTTTTCCGCAGCAGAAAGGAACAAAAAAATGAGCGAGTTTAACCACTTTGCAAAAGACCTTGACGCCGCTTTCAAGGCGGCACGGGACGAATACGCCGCCGCGTATAACACAGTAGAGCAGGCCAGAAAAGCCATGCAGGACGCAGGCCCGGACGCGCTGAAAAGGCAGATTGCCACGCTCCAGCTCCAAGAGGCAGAAAACAGCCTGCGCAAAGAAACGGCCCGCATCTGGACAGAGTTTGATGCAAAGGCCGCAGACCTCCGCCGCGCATTGGAAAAGGAAGTGCAGACAAGCAACCTTGCTGACCCTTCCGCCATTGACAGCAACGCCGTGGAGCTGATGAAAACCGGCGTTCTGTCGGTAGATGATTATTTCGGCTTCGCGGACAGATACGACGGGAACCCGACCATGCTAAAGCTGATCGGTCACTATGCAAAGGAAGCAGCAGACAGCACCGACGACCGAAAAGACGGGGTTGCTTTAACCGTTCTCGCGCAGGATTGCGCCAAAGGAACGGGAAAGACCTTGAAAGCGTGGGACAGTATGATGACCGCCGCCAACTATTGCAGCGGGCGCGGCGGCAGCGGCAACCGGCGTCCTACTCCCGGCGTAACGCTTAGCATGGGCGAATGGTGGGAGCAGCTTTCCGGCGAGATCGTCGAGAACTTTTGAAAGGAGGTGGGACTTTATGGCTTTGATGATTACCGGTGCAGTGGTTTTTGCTGTTGGCGCATTCTTCGGGGCGGTAATGGTTGCCGTCGGAGAGCAGTTAGAAAGGAGGCGTTGACATGACGCATAACACATGGGCAAGAAAATACCTTAAAACCATGTGCAAAAACTTCATGACGGCGTTTCAGATGGGATATGCGGACGGGACTGCCGGAAACGAGCGGCAGTCCCCGCCGTTCCCGGAAGAGGCAAAGCCTGGCACATTGGTCTATGCGGCAACGCTTTTTGCACAGGAAATGTATAACAAGGGATTCAAAATCGGAAAGGAGGTCGGAGAATGAATGCTTTTGACATTTTTGTAAAACTTACCGTCGACACCGGGGATGTTGAAAAAGGACTTACAACGGCCAAAAATAAAGCACTGGCCTTTGGAGATGTTCTAAAGGCGAATGTACTCGGCGGCGTAATAGTCGATGGCGTAAAAAAGCTTGGAAGCGCTATAAAAAATATGTCCGGCGCGTTTATCGAATCCGCAGCCGATGTAAAAGCGGAGGAATCTGCTTTTAAACAGACTTTTGGGGATTTGGGAGACGCTGCATCCGAAGCGATCGGGCGAGTGGCCGACAGTTCTGGCATTTTGCAGACACGATTAAACACACTCGGAAGCAAGATTTACGCTTTTGCCCGTTCTTCTGGCGGAGATGCAACGGAGAGCATGAGCCTGATGGAACGCGCATTGCAGGCGGCGGCAGATAGTGCAGCATATTATGACACCAGCGTGGAGCAAGCGACAGAAACGCTGCAATCTTTTCTTAAAGGAAATTTTGAGAACGACGCAGCGTTAGGCTTGTCCGCCACGGAAACCACAAGAAATGCGGCTGCTATGGAACTATTCGGGCAGAAATATAACGATTTGTCCGAAATTCAGAAACAGCAAACGCTTTTGAAAATGGTGGAGGATTCGCAAAAACTGTCCGGCGCAATGGGGCAAGCTGCCCGCGAAGCTGACGGCTGGGAAAATGTCACCGGCAATCTGAGCGAAGCATGGCGGCAGTTTCAGGCAAATGTGGGGACTCCATTTTTGGAAAGCCTCATTCCCGTTATCCAGGACATTACGGAAGCATTTCAGGAGTGGATGAATAATGTGGATTGGGATAAATTTTCCCAAAAAATCACTGATTTTGTAACAACTATTCTGGACAACGGCGATACCATCATTTCGGTTGTCGCCGGAATCGGCGCCGGATTTGTGGCGTGGAATGTTGCTTCCATGATTTCCGGTGTGGTCAAGGCTATCCAAGCATACCAGGCCGCAAACGAGGGAGCCACTATCGCACAAGCAGCCCTAAACCTTGTGATGAATGCAAACCCCATCGGAATTGTTATAACGGCGGTTGCTGCGCTTGTCGCCGCCATTGTTGCACTTTGGAACACAAACGAGGACTTCCGAAACGCTATCATTTCTGCATGGGGCAAAATTAAGGATACGATTTCATCCGCTGTTAACGCAATCAGTGCATTTTTCACGGAAAAGATCCCCAATGCGATCCAGTCCGTTATTAGCTGGTTTACAAGTATTCCGAACAAATTCAAAGATATTGGGTCTAATATTGTTCGCGGTCTTTGGGACGGCATCAAATCAATGATTACATGGATCAAAGACAAAATCAGCGGATTTGTTGGCGGTATTGTGAGTAGTGTTAAGGGACTGCTTGGCATCCACTCCCCGTCTAAGGTATTTGCCGGTATCGGCGGCTTTATGGCCGAAGGCTTGGGCGAAGGCTTTGACGATCAATTCGGGGCCGTAAAAAAGGGCATTGAAAACAGCATGAACTTTGACGCTGGCATCATTACGGCAGATGCAAACATCAGCAGGCACGATACAAGCGGTTCTTACGGAGCGGCAAGCACAAGCGGTGGCGGCGATTCCGGCAAAATTGTAATGCTGCTGGAACAGTATTTGCCTATGTTGGCAAATATGAAAGTCATCATGGACAGCGGTCAGGTTGTCGGTTTGCTTGCCCCCGGCATGGATGAAGAACTGGCCAAAATCAACGCGAGGAGGGCAAGGGCCGTATGATCGAGCATACATGGTCAGGAGGTTTTAATCATGAGCATTGAAATCAACGACAACAGCAAAGAGGTTTCCGCTGCTATCGAAGCCGCAATTCTGCGCGGGCTGGAAAAGTGCGGGCTGGTGGCGGAGGGCTACGCAAAAAAACTCTGCCCGGTTGACACCGGCAATCTGCGAAACAGCATCACCCATGTGGTAGACGAGCAGGAACTGGCGGCAATCATCGGGACGGATTCCGAGTACGGCGCGTATGTGGAATTAGGCACCGGCATTTACGCCGAAGGTGGAGGCGGACGGCCTACACCGTGGGTGTATCAGGACGCAAAGGGCAACTGGCACTACACGCGCGGCAACAAGGCAAAGCCGTTTTTGAAGCCCGCTTTGGCGGATCACGCGCAGCAGTACCGCGACATTTTGGTAAATGAGCTGAAAAATGGATGACGCAACGAAGGAGTGATTCCACAGGCCACCAGCCGGAGAAAGACCGGCAGCAGGCAGCAAGGGCGGCGGGATTGCCTATCCTTTGTCCCCTTGCGAAGCCCTGCCCGAAGTACAGCGGCAGGCAGCGCCCTAAAGTACCAGGGCGCGGGAGTGTGTAAATAGTGCCATAATCTCCATATACAGCACAGGAGCCGTCTTGCTTTTTGACGGCTCCTGTGTTATTCTGTCGATAGCCCATTATGGGCGGGGCGCTGCACAACGGCAGGCGGTTAGTCACGAACCCCGAAAGGGGGTGACGCCATGCGAATTACTCTACATATCGGGCCTTTTACGGTTACGATCATTGTAAAACGCAGAAACCGCCACCCGGCACGGTGACGGTTTCCATTTGGAAATTGATTTACTGACGGGCTAACCGCTTGTCGCAGCGCCCTTTTTCTATCTCCATTATAGCAGGATACTAACCCTTGTCAAGTCTCGGATTTATCCGGGGCTTTTTCTTTCGGCCTCATTGCTTGCATAACCTTGTCGCGTTGCGCCTGCGTCTCAACCGCACGGCCAACAAACGCAGGAACCGTTTCCCCGGCCCTCTGTGCGGCCTCCTGCGCCGTTTTAAGTGAGGCAGGGGTAAGGATAGCCCCCTCGCCTTGCGGCGCTCCTGCGGGCTTCTGTGGGCTTTCTCCCATAGCTTCACCAATGGCGCGGTTGATAAAGCCGTTTACGCTTTCGCCGGTCTGCGCTGCGAATGTCTGTATTTCATCTTTCCGGCCTTTTGGCATCCGCACAAGAACTTTGTCGTATGCCTTGTCCTCGTATCGCTTGATACTTTCATAACTATTTTTTCCGCCCAATGCTTTCACCTCCTTGCAACAGATTATATATTAAAATGTATTAGATATCTATATGCTATAATAAGACCATAGCAAGGGACACGGCAAGGCGGACGAAGTAAGCGAAAGCCGAACCAAGAACGCAAGATAAAAGCCGGAACGGATAAGAGAGATTGAGATTGCCGAAGAGCATAGATGTTTAAGGCCCCCGGCTCCGTGTCCCTTGCAAGTAAAAAATGGAGGTAAACACAATGAGCATCAACGAAATGGACAGCAAGATCAAGGAGCTGCGGGAGCTGCGCCGCATGGCGGACGAGCTGGCCGGAGAGATCGAGAGCATCACGGACAGCATCAAGGCCCACATGAACGCGGAGGGCGTGGACACCATCAGCGGCACGGATTGGAAAGTGACCTATAAGGCCGTGACTTCCTCCCGCATCGACACCAGCGCATTGAAAAAGGCGCTTCCCGATCTGGCGCAGCAGTTCACCCGCTCGACCACTTCCCGCCGGTTCTGCATTGCGTAAAAAAGGCCCCTTGCCTGACAGCCGACCAAAGCAACAGGCAAAGAGCTTGAAGAACACCCGGAGCGGGTGCAAACAAATTATACCGCGCCCGCTCCATTATGTCAAAGGGTTGCATTTCAAATCGCACCCTTTTTCTTGTAATTTGTTCTTGACTTATGTATCCACATAATATATAATTACTTATGTGGATACGAAAGAGAGGTGATACAATGTCTCCACGAACAGGCAGACCCACCGACGACCCGAAGCAGCTTAGCACCCGCGTTCGACTGTCGCAGGAAGATATAGACCGGTTGGAATACTGCGCAGCGAGAACCGGGCAGAGCAAAGCGGACATTATCCGGCAGGGTATTAAAGCGGTGTATGATCGTCTGAAACAGGAAGAATAAAAATCCCCCCGTGTTGGCAATCTTGGCGGAGCGACAACACGGGGAGACCCCCCAGACCCTTGCGGGAGTGGTGTAAATATTCTACTACACCTCCCGCAAAAGGTCAACCATGACTTTGCAGGAGGTGTTTTTTTGTCAGATTCACGTAGTGGAACACGCTTATATAAGAATGCTTTTGCGGCTAAAAAGCATCATCGCGGGAGCTGGTATGGCTGCTTTATGTCCGGGTATCATTACGGGTTTGCGGAAGGCCGCAGAGCAGAAAAGGCAGCGCCCAGGAGGAAGCGCAGAGCCGCAGGAGGTAAAGCCCTCTATCTGAAAGGGGGTGAAAATCATGGATGAATCCCACAAGACCACCAGGGAGCGCAACAAAGCAGCGCGGGATGCGCGGAGAGCGGCGCGGGAGGCGGAGGAACGGCAGGACAAGGCCCTTGTGCTGGACGCTTTGCGGGCGGTGCTGAAAGACCCGGAGGCCACCACGGAACAGCGCCTTTATGCCGTGGCCGTCCTGGACAATATGCAGTATTACCGCTTTGTCCCCTACGGCGTGAAGTACAGGGGAGCGCCGACAAGGTGGCGGAATTTGTAGCCGCGCTCCAGGCCAAAAGCGAATAAGCACCGCAACGGGCGATTGCAAAAGGAGGTAAAGCATGAAAGAAGAAACTATGAGCCGGTTAAACGAACTTGAAGAAATTCATTTGCAGCTTCATTGTGCCGTTGAATCCGTGCGGCAAAGCTGGGTAGCCATGACGCAGGGGGACAGCGCACCTTGCGAAGATGATTACGACGCCTTATACGGGATTTACTGCTATCTTTCCGAGCAGGAAAAGCGGCTGAATGAGTGGAAAGAAAGTTTCTGGAAATATAGCAGATAAACCGCACTTTTCGGCGGTCGTGCGCTAAAAATGTGCGCCAAGAAATAGCAAGTAGAACGAATAAACCGAGAAAGCGGCCATAATAGGCGGGAACGGAGAAAAAAGGCAATAATTTTTGTGCAATATTGAGAGTTGTAATAACTGCCCCAAAAACATGAAGGAGTTTAAGCGGCAGGATATGGTGGATGCGAAGATGTCCGGCACGTTTATCAACGCCGATACGAAAACGGCAAAGTTGCTGTGCGGTGCGGCGGACATTGATGCCAGCGACACGACGAAGGTCGTTCCCCGCGCGGACCTCAAGGACAGCGATTTTACCGACATTTGGCTGGTAGGCGACTACTCCGACAAGAACGGCGCGAAAAACGGCGGCTTTATCGCTATCCATATGCTCAACGCGCTTTCCACGGGCGGTTTCCAGCTCAAGACGGCAGATAAGGCCAAGGGCCAGTTTGCCTTTGAGTTTACGGCGCACTATTCCCTCGCGGAGCAGGACAAGGTTCCGTATGAGATTTACATCAAGGCGGGTACGGAGGAAACAGTATGAAACTTTCCGACATTCAGGGCGACCGTGTATTTGATGTGATTGCGGACATCATCGACCCCATCGCCAACATTGCGGAGGACGAGAAAGCTTCTGCCATGTTCCGGCGTGAAAAGCTGCCGGAGGGCATGACGGCGAAGCAGTTTGTGACGCAGCGGGTGCGGAAAGCGCTCCCTTCGCTTCTCAAGGACCACAAGGGCGATATTATTGCCATTCTTGCTTCGATCGAGGGTGTGAGTGCGGACGCTTACAAGGGTGCGCTGAACCTCGTGAAACTGACGCGGGACACGGTGGAGTTGCTGTCCGATGATGCATTTACCGCATTTTTTCTCTCGGCGCAGAGCGAGAACTCCTCTGGCTCTGCGCAGGAGAATACCGGGGAAGCCGACGAGTAAAGCCGTTTCTGCGCTACTGCATAGCGCGGCTGAATGAGCGGGCGCGGGATGAGGCGTATCGTATCTATGTGACGGACGCACTGAAAATTACAACGGAGAACACGGTGCGGTATGCCGGAGGCAGCTACATGAGAGCGCGGTATGCGGATGTCATCAGGCCGGAGAAGCGGGACGAGCGGTCTTGCGAGGAAATCACGGCGGATGTGGTCGCACGGTGCGGATTGGTGGTGAAAGAATGAACCTGCTCGATCTTTTTGTAAAAATCGGCGTGGATAACAGTGATGTAGATAAAGGCTTTTCGGAAACGAGCAGCAAGGCAGAATCTCTTGCCGGGAAACTAAAAGGCGGCCTTGCAACCGCCGCAAAGGTGGGCGCTGCGGCCCTGGCAGCTGCGGCTACTGGCGTGGCGGCGCTGACCAAAGCGTCCATTGACCAATATGCCGAGTATGAGCAATTAGTGGGTGGCGTCGATACCCTCTTTAAGACTGCATCGGACAAGGTGCAGGAGTACGCCGCAAACGCATACAAGACCGCTGGCATGAGTGCCAACGAATATATGGACACCGTCACAAGCTTCTCTGCTTCCCTGCTCCAGAGCCTTGGCGGAGATACAGAGAAAGCAGCTCAGAAGGCGGATCAGGCCATCACCGACATGGCAGACAACGCCAATAAGATGGGCACCGGCATGGAGATGATACAGAACGCCTATCAGGGTTTTGCGAAGCAGAACTACACCATGCTGGACAACCTAAAACTCGGGTATGGCGGCACCAAAGAGGAAATGGAGCGTCTGCTTGCGGACGCGGAGAAGCTGTCTGGGCAGAAGTTTGATATTTCGTCCTACTCCGACATCGTAGACGCCATCCATGTGGTGCAGACGGAAATGGGCATCACCGGGACAACGGCAAAAGAGGCTGCGTCTACTATTCAGGGTAGCGCTGGGTCGGCAAAAGCCGCATGGGCAAACCTGATAACCGGCATTGCAGACGACAACGCAGACCTTGATACGCTGATTGGCAATTTTGTCAGCAGCGTGGAGACGGCGGCTGGAAATATTATTCCGCGCGTTAGTGCCATCTTGGGCGGCATTTCACAGCTTGTTACATCTGCATCTACCACTATTATTCCGATGGTCATAACAACCATCACAGACAACCTGCCTTCGCTTTTGCAGGCGGCGGCTGCGCTTGTCGGCGCATTGGGACAGGGTATCATTGATAGCCTACCTGCAATTACGCAAGCAGCAATTGACATTCTTTTCTTCTTTTCGAATGGCCTGATAGAAAACCTGCCCACGCTTATTGACGGCATTGTGCAAGTGACCATGACGATTGTGCAGATGCTGACAAGCCCGGACTTTTTGACGCAACTCATTGAAACGGCAATCTTGCTGATCATGACGCTTGCGCAGGGCCTGATTGACGCGATTCCGCAGCTTATCGCGGCAGTACCTCTGATTATTGGCAACTTGCTCGCCGCAATCATTGTGGAGCTGCCCAACATCATCCAGATGGGCATTGATCTTCTGTTTGCGCTGATTGACGGAATTATCAAGTGCATTCCGGAGCTGGTCGCGGCAGTCCCTACGCTGATTATTGCGTTCGTCAACGGCATCGTGAACAACCTTGACAAGATCATCCTTGCAGGGCCGCAGATTATTGTATCGCTGATTACCGGCATTATCGGGGCAATCCCGGAATTGATTGCAGCCGTCCCGCGCATTATCGCTGCCATTGCCGACACAATCAGAAACTATGACTGGGGCGGCATCGGTAAAAACATCGTTCGGGGCTTAAAAAACGGCATCGCCGGAATGTGGGGCAATATAAAAAGCTGGTTCAGTGATAAGGTAAATGGGCTGGTTAGCGGTGTGAAAAAAATCCTTGGTATTGCATCCCCGTCCAAGGTCTTTGCGGGCATCGGCGGCTTTATGGCCGAAGGCCTGGGCGAGGGCTTTGACGATCAATTCAAGTCCGTAAAAAAGGACATTGAGGGCAATATGAGCTTTGACGCTGGCACCATTACAGCAGATGCAAACATCATCAGAAACTATACAAGTGGCTCTTACGGAGGGGGCGGCGATTCCGGCAGAATTGTAATGCTGCTGGAACAGTATTTACCTATGTTGGCAAATATGAAAGTCATCATGGACAGTGGTCAGGTTGTCGGTTTGCTTGCCCCAGGCATGGATGAAGAACTGGCCAAAATCAATGCGAGGAGGGCAAGGGCTGTATGATAGGAAAAGTATTTTTTGACGGAAAAGACACTTACGCAGAATACGGCCTGTTGCTTGCAAGCAAGTCCATTTCTCTGCCGGAAGTCCGCACGAATATGATTGATGTTCCGGGCCGGGATGGCCTGCTGGACGCTTCCGAAGTGTTGACCGGCGAAGTGACCTACAAAAACCGCACCATTGCACTGATACTCACCGGCGTGGACACGGTGAGCGGCAAGAAATGGCCTGCCACGCTTTCTGACTTCTGCAACAAAGTCCACGGCAAGCGCGTGAAAGTGACCTTCCCCGAGGACACCGCCCATTATTACAGTGGGCGGTGCTCCGTTGGGCAGGTGGAGCTTGTCAAAATAAAGCAGACAATTCCCGTTACTGTTGATTGCGATCCGTGGAAATACAAGAAAGAGAAAACAACTGTGACACGGGCTGATTTGGGAACGGCATATAAACAGCTTACGCTACCGAATGAAAGCCGCCCGGTTATTCCCACAATCACGGTGGCGCAAGATACCGTATTACTTTGGGACAACAACACCATCAATGCCAGCGCTGGAGATCACATTTTCCCCGCCATTCGGCTTGCGGCTGGCAGCAACAACCTGAAGGCGAAGGTGTCCAGCGGCACCGGCAGCATCACAGTGACATACCAAGAGGCGAGCCTGTAATGTACCAACTCAAATATCAAAACTATATCCTGTATGACCCGCGCCTTGCGGATGAAAAACTAATCGTCCGTGACCCCTCTGTGAAGCTGGCGGTCAGCAAGGCCGGGGAAATGTCCTTCACAGTGGACGCAGACCATCCGTATTTAAGCAATCTTCGGCGCATGAGCGGCCTTGTGGAGCTGCTGGACGGCACTTTTCCTATATATAGGGGGAGAATAACCAGCGATATAAAAGACTTCTACGGAGCACATAAAATCGCAACAGAGGGCATTATGGCGGCGCTGAATGACAGCATCATCCCACCGTTCAACTTTCCGGAAGATTTCGAGAATGACACTGCTTATAAGGCCGCAGCCGCAAGCGGGAATGTGGTTGACTTCTTCTTCCGCTGGATTTTAGGGCAGCACAACAGCCAAGTGTCCGCAGAGCAGCAGATCAGGCCCGGAGTGTGTACCGTAACAGACCCGAACAATTACATCACACGCAGCTCCAAGGAGTACGCCACGGCAATGTCCACGATATCCGACAAGCTGATTAAATCGGCTTTGGGCGGGTATCTTCTGATCCGATATGAGGATGACGAGAACTATCTGGATTATTACGCTGCGTTGCCGCTCACAAATACGCAGTCTGTGGAATTTGCTGAGAATCTCCTTGACCTTTCCAGCGAGACGGACGGAACAAACATTTACACCGCTATTCTGCCAGAGGGCAAGGACGGCTTGACCATCGAAGCGCTGCCAGATGGTGATTTGACAGATGACCTTGTTAAATCCGGGCTTACTATTTATAGCAAGTCTGGTGTGGCCACATACGGGCGCATTATCCGGCACGTCAAATGGGATGATGTGACCATTGCCGCTAACCTGCAGACCAAGGCTAAAGCGGCACTTGCTGACAATGGCCTGTCCATGCCGGAGACCATCACCTGCACGGCGGTGGATTTGGGCTGGCAAGATGGCATCCAGCATTTCCGGGTGGGCCGGATGACGGCCCTTTTTAGCACTCCGCACGGCTACAGCGCGTCCTATCCGCTGATGGAGTTGGCCCCGGATATTCTTGACCCCGGCAACACACAAATCACGCTGGGCGCTACCCAGCAAACCTACACGGGGGCGCAGATAGATGCCAAGCGTGAAACGGATAAACGCATCGAAAGCACACGGCAGGAGATTTCTGAGCGGGTGGACGAATCTTCAAGCCAAGTGATTCAGGCCACACACCAGCAGATTACCGCTCTGCAGCAGAATGTCAACTCCATCATCCTGTCCGCTCTGGAAAACTATGTAGAAACCGGGGATTTTGACAGCTACAAAGAGGAGGTCAGCACAAAGCTGTCTGTGCTGACTGACCAGCTGAGCATTGACATCACTAAGGTAACCGAGCGCATTGACAAGGTGGACGGCGATCTGCAAAGCAAGTACAGCGAGATCACAAAGGCTTTCCGGTTTACGTCTGACGGCCTAATCATTGGCGAAACGGGCAATGAAATCCTGCTGCGGCTGGATAATGATGTGTTGCAGTTTGTCCGCAACAACACACCGGAGTTGCAGATCACCGCAGAGGGCGTGGAAGCAATGCGTATCAAGGTATCTATCCTCTGCATCGGAAACGTGGTTTGGACGGAGGACGAAAACGGCGATGTAATTGCCAGTTGACAGGAGTTGAGAACATGGCGTCCATTTACAGCAGCACAAACAAAGGCTGGCGCTTGCGTCTGGATTGGTCAATCACAGGCCAGTCTATCGCAGACAACAAAAGTACATTAAGTCTTGATTTGTGGGTATATGACGGAACCGGATATTCCCAAAACGAGAGCAGCGGCGAAGCGTATTATATACTTCAGGGCGAAAAACGCTGGAACCCGTATAATTACAGTTCCACCGGATGGTACAAACTGGGCAGCAAGACTATTACAGTCAGCCATAATGCAGACGGCACGAAAAGTATTGCGCTGACAGCAGAATGGGACTGTGGCTTTGACAGCGCCTACACACCACGCCATTTGTCCTTGTCGGAAACGGTGACGCTGACTACCATTCCAAGAGCGTCCACGGCCACCACAAGCGGCTCCACGATGGGGAAGCCCTTGACCATCACCATCAAGCGGGCCAGCAGCAGCTTTAAGCACAAACTCTATTACACCTGCGGCAGCGTCAAGGATCAACTGATTGCTGAAAATGTAGGCACATCGTACAGTTGGAATGCGCCGCCTGTGTCTCTGGCACAGCAAGCACCAAACGCAGAGACTGTGGCGCTCACGCTCACAGTCAAGACGTACAACGGCAGCACCTATGTTGGGGCGTGGTCAACGGCTGTTAAGCTTGCCGTGCCGTCAACCGTGGTTCCGGCCCTGTCTGTTGCAATCAGCGATCCAACAGGAGTGTACGACACCTATGGCGGATATGTTCAGTTGCGTAGCAAGGTCAATGTAGATATCACCGCATCCGGGGCGCAAGGCAGCACTATCAAGTCATACAGTATCAAGGTGGGCGGCATCTACGCTGCTACATCAGCCAGTGGGACAACGGACTATTTGCCCGATTCCGGCGAACTGATTGTTGCTTGCGCCGTTACGGATAGCCGTGGGCGCACGACTACAAAGACGCAAAGCATCAGTGTCCTTGCTTATAGAAAACCGGCAATTACTGCTATTTCTGCCGCCCGTTGCAATGCCGATGGAACAGCAAACCGGGCTGGCACTTATGGCAAGGTGACTTTCTCCGGGGCCATTACTCCACTTTCTGCTAAAAACACCGCAGCATATGCGGTGCAGTATAGGGAAGTCGGCGCTGAAGATTGGACTACGGCAGGCCGACCGGCGGCGGGAAACTATGATCCTGCTGATATTTCTGCCGTGTTTGCTGCAGACAAGAGCAAACGCTACGAGGTGCGTGTGGTGGCGACGGATGCATGGGAGGGTGTAGGTTCCTCTCTGAGAGATCTGCCGGCAGCGTATGCCCTTTACCATCTGGCAAAGCATCTGCTGTCTGTGGGGCTGGGCCGTCTCTGCGACAAGGCAAACGCAATTCAAGTGGGGCTGGATGCTTATTTTGATAGGGATGTACAGATAGACGGCACACTGGCGGTAGGAGGAACGACGCTGTTGGATTATGCGCATCCGGTGGGGAGCGTATATATCTCTACTGCGGCCACCGACCCGGCCGATCTTTTTGGCGGCGGGACATGGGAGCGTATAAAGGATGTATTCTTGCTGGCTGCGGGTGATACATACGCAGCTGGTGCCACCGG